GAGAAAGTAATCCAAGAGAGACGCAGTCTCCCCCCAACTCACTTCGCCTATCTCCCTCCGGACAAGCCGGAGGCTAAGATAGAGGAACCTGTTTATTCTTCTCCTAAAATAGAAATCAAAAAGGAGGAGAACAAAACTAGTTCCCATACATCTAAAATGGCAAATAGCCCGATGTATCGTCGTAAGCTGAAGGTTGATAGCGTTCCCTTGAACCACCCACTTCCCACTCACAGACTGGAATCTGAACCGATCAATAATTTGGTCAGAACAATGCTACGCCCGAAGACGTATGCCACATTGTTACCAGGTTCGTTCCAAACTGCTGTTAAAGCATATAAACTTTTCTCTGAAGCCATTGTATTACCAAACGATGCTCGTGAAAGGAAGTTTATAGAGGCTCTTCCGGCCTTAGCCGCGAAGCTCAGCGCGAAGAAGGGTATTAAGTTGTTCATAAATAACACATGGAGAAGACTGAAGGAATCAATTCATATTTCTTTTGGTCTCGGAACGTCTCCCCATAAGGATCCGCTCGGATGGACGGTTTTCGAGGGACTGACGCGTCTTTGCTTAGATTTTGTGAAAATCACAGTCACGCGCAGAATACCTGGGCTGGTCCAGTGGATCAAGAGGCTTGTCAGTGAGGTCGAGTCTTGCGTGAGAGAGGAAAGAAATCATGCCCAATGCAGGCTGTTAAGCCGCTATTTCGGCGCATTCTTTAAAAGATTTCCTCCTTCTCGCTCGAGTCTCTGGACGTTCGAAAACGTCGGACGTTGCCTACCTGAACCACCTCAAGGAGCACAGGTGTTTTCTGACGCTATCGCTGAAACGCGTAGACAGTTAACCTCGACACCGCCAAAAATCTCCACCACCCGACTCAAGGACTTACGGAACTTCATTCGCAAGACTTTCAAGCCGATCTTAGATCGTCACCCTGAACGTAAATATGCCAATTTTAGGCTTCAGGCTAGTGACTCCGCGTGCTTAGAGAGTTCTCGCAAAGATGGAGGGTCTTATGCCTATCTTTGTATGCGTCACACCAAGAAAATGGAATTCATTAACTCCAGACATGGTGTATTTCAACGTGCCTTATACTGGGCTAAACGGCGAAACAGAGGGACTCCCGGCGACCTTGTAGGTCACCCTGGAACTCAGTCAATAGACGAGAAAGTTCCCCTCTGGTCGGTGCCAGTAATATCGGACATTGAAATTTTATATAACGCTGATAGAGCACACCCTACCATGGCTTCCCCCGGGATAGATGAGCTATATGAACGTCCTTCAATTGAAGCATATCGCACTGCTCATCCTACTCTC